TGCCGTGCGTACCCTTGGTTTGGCTCACAAGTTTTTCAGCACGGATGAACTTGCCTACGTATTTCCCCGTATCGTTGATATAGGCTCCGATGGTGTCAGCTTTGGATGCTAGGGTGGTATCGAGTTGGTACATGGTTTCTCCTGAGGTTAATTGAGGCCATAATATTCAACGATGGCCTTGTCTACTTCTGCTAGGTCGTTCTCGATATGCTCTTCTTCGAACAGGCCGAGAGGCGATTTGGTGGTATCGCTGCCGCTGTTCTGCGTAGCGAAGATGTATGATTCATTGATGCGAAGGGTGCGCAGGACAATCGTTACAAGCCCTTCCAGGACGATTTTGTCGTCCAATAGCTTGCCTATGGTCTTGATCTTAGTTCGGCCCGCCTCGCTTGTTTCAGTGTGGCTGAGGATGTATACGCGCTTATTCTCCGGAAGAGATGACGCGCACATGAAAACGTCCCACGCTTTGCGGGCGATTTCGTTGTACTTGGCAAACGCCTGATTGCCAGTCTCGTTATCCAGAACACGGCGAAGGAACTCGTTAGCCATGACGTACTGGAAGTCATCAACTACGATGATGTTGCGCATGGTCTTCTTCATGGCTGCAACGATCTTGGCGCTATCGTCAGTCACCAAGATATTGCCGCCGTCAGCACTGACGGGCTTCCAGTTTGGGGAGCGAAATGGGACTGGCTTGCGTACAGCCTGGATCAGCAATGTATCAGACGGGTCCAGATTGCGAAGGGAAGTGGACTTGCCCGTACCGGACTCGCCCAAGATGAGGGTGGAGATAGACATTGGTTTCCTTGGTTGTTACTGGTTTGAAATGGTTTGTACTGCAATTCTAGAACGGAATTCGTCCTTCTGCTACATCTTTCTTCTGCTGTTCCTCCTGTTCTTTAGTCAGTGTTGGTCGCCAGACTTTCTCTCCCATTGGATGTAGCTTGTCAGAGTATGTCTGTACTAGACCGAGTTTTACGGCCTTATCGTACGGCATCACGTGAGGGATCATGGCTTCATCCTATCCAGGATTTCTTGATTCGCCTCAATCTGGCGCATGGATTCGGAGTAGCCTTGTCCATTAAGGTGTTGTAAAAGCTGATTGTTTTCCAGACTTTTCAGGATCTTGTCTGCTTCATCAGAAATGCTTTTTCTAATTTCACGGCCGCGTAAAATTGGTCGGGCTTGGATCGCAATATCCAGAACTTTTTCCCAAGTCTTCTTTGACACGATCACACCGTCAGCCAGGTCTTTCTTTACTTGCTCTAGTTCTTGTAAGGTCATTGCTCGGCTTCCTTTCGTTCTTTGCCAGCTGCAATCAGCGCCTCTCCAACTGCAATAGCCACGTCTGGCGAAAATTCAATGTTCATTTCCCCGAACCATTCTTTACTAACTGGATCGTCACAAGTTTTAAGGCAAACAGTCAGCCCATCGCTTTTAGGGCCGATCACGACTGACGCCCCTTCTCCACCGTCAAATACTTGACGAATCACATCAACAAAAACTTTATTCATTACTTCCTCCTATGTATTTGAAGTGTATAAGGCAAGACAAGTAGGTTGATCCCCCCCACTTTTCAGCCATGTAGGACTAAGACTACTTGCCTACACTACTGCTGCCATAAGCTAACGTTCCTTCTTCCAGGCGCCTTATCGCGGCTAACGTCCTATCAACCAACTTGCCTGTTCGTGCGAGGTCACCGTTAAATGCCCGCTGCGCCGTCTTGCCAGTAAGCGCACCGTCTTTCCTTCCGCGCTGGCAACGACAGGGCCACTTGATATCGCTCGGAGTGCGGCTGGTGACCTAGAAATGCAAAAAGCCATTAAGTCTGGAATCCGGTGGAAAGACGCATTCAAGGGGGAAGGTTCCTGAAACGCCTACGAATCCCAAGCTTAATGGCTCGGCCCTTTCCCCTGTCTACATCTTTGCCGGTTTCCACGCCAGCACGCAAATTATGGCCCAATGGAAACTTGACTGCAAGAACTTTCTTCAGACTGGCAATCAAAAAGATGCTGTGCCAGTTCTTGGGCATCATATCGAATCATTGTGGGGATACCATCTTCATAGCTGTCGTTCTCATAATTGTCATAGCAATGTGAATAATCAGAGCCTATTTTGTAGTATTTGTCTTCCTTCTGCCATTCATACTTGATGCCAGCAGCTGGAGATGAATTAAAGAAGCGATCATAGGTTGGCCCTCCGTGGAAAGGCATGGCCATCAAGGCTTCTACCTTGCCGAACAAGGGATGGGTGTCAAAGACATATGCATATACATTCCACTTGAACTCATCTCCGCTCTTCCAGCCGCGAACGATGACGCTGAAGTCGCGAGTTCTGTGGATAACCCATTCGACGGCTTTTTTTGGCTCCTTGAATTCGATCATTCTCTTCTCCTAGTGTTGTAGAAGCCTTTCAGCTTCAGTGTAAATACTCATCGTTTTCTTGAACGGGAAGCGCTCGTTATCAGCGCCGAACTCGTCTTCCCATTCCCTTTGTGCAAACCATTGGGCCAGTGCATAGGCTTCATGGTAAGCCGCATCTTGCTCATTCTGGAGGCGCAGATACTCGTCTTGAGTGACTGTCTTCTTGCTGCCGTCAGGATAGTGCCAGGTAGGCATTACAGACTCATCGCAAAGTAGCCGATAGCACTGGCTGACAGGATCAGGATCAGCAAGCAGGCTGGCACGTTGAAACGTGGGCGAGTGGTGGGTATTTTGTTGTTCATCTTCTTCTCCTAGTTTGGTAGCGCCCTATGCGCTGCTTCGATGTATGTATCGTATAACACATGACAACCAAATGCAAGCGATAAATTAACCACATCGGTGCGAAAATATATGTTGCATGTGATGCCTTGATGAACTAACATTAGGTCATCAACAAGAGAAAGGAAGTCATGAAAACCAAGGCGGAAATGCAAATCGAGATGCGCGTTCTGATCGCAAGGAAGTACAGGACACAGCGTGTCGCGGCTAAGGTGTGGGGATGCTCGCAAGCTATGGTGTCAGCAGTTCTGGAGGGCAGGAAGCTGCCCACGGAATCAATGCTTGAAGATGCTGGCTATCAGAGAATCGACCCAGAGCCTTACTTTGTCAAAATGAAGAAGGAGAAGAAATCATGATTACGTACGAAGGCGTACAGCGTTCCAATAACAATGAGCGTGCAGTATTAACGGAAGAACAGGCCCGTAAAGCGCAGCTCCTGGCGGCATACGAGCTTCTGGATGTTCGCGGCAAGCAGTTGCTAATGGCTATGGCCGGCACGATGGCGCGCCTTCGGACGATCCCAGAATGAATCCGCCCAAGCGAGTATTCTTCCTCCGCGAAGAACGTAACCGCGACACTCTGCTAGGGCTTATCAAGAATTTGCCGCTGTCCGAAGAGCGTCCTTTTCAGGTTACTGTAGAGCCTTTTAAAGGGAAGAATAAGAGTCGTGACCAAGAAATGAAGTATCACGCAATGATCGGCGATATCTCAAGACATTATGAGCATTGCGGTAAGAAATGGGATGCGGAGGATATGAAGCGCTTGCTCGTTGACCAGTTTAAACGCGATACGATCAACGATCCTGTCACTGCCCAGTTTTGGAAAGCAATGGGCCATCTGGAAATGGTCCCGGCTCTTGATGGCTCTGGCGTTGTGATGCTTGGCGTTCAGACTCGGCGATTTCCGGTTGAACTGGCTAGTATCTTCATTGAATGGCTATTTGCATTCGGAGCAGAATTGGGAATTGAGTGGAGTCAACAATGATACTAGGTGAAATAAAATTTGTTGAAAAGACTGATAAAAAATATCGGCCGGATGGCCCATATTTATGGTTATGCCTTTGTTTCTGCGGCAAAGAATTTTTGACGCGAAGACACTCGGTGTTAAATGGAAGTGTTAGATCGTGCGGATGCATGAAGCGACAACTTTTAAGAGAAGCATCTACTAAGCATGGCCATAGTAGTCATAAGAAAACCTCAAAAACGTATATATCATGGAGAGGAATGATTGATAGGTGCAAAAACAAACATAGTCCTGCATATCCACTTTATGGTGGGCGAGGGATAAAAATAACTGATAGATGGAATAATTTTGAAAATTTCCTTGAGGATATGAAAGAGGCACCATTGGGTAAAAGTTTGGATAGGATTGACACTAATGGCGACTACTGCAAGGAAAATTGCAGATGGGCCACGGCAATCGAACAGAGCAATAATCAACGGAGAAGTGTTGGAACAATTATTGATGGGAATTGGATATCAATAAAAGAATTGGCAGAGCAGAGAGGTATAGACAGAAGGAACCTATATCGAAGAACTAGATATGCTGGACTAATCGTCTATAAATATTAACTGATGAGAATTCTTAGCCAATGAAAACTAGCGAGTTACGCCGAACAACACCAATGAAACGAACCGCATTCAAGTCTAAGCCGATTACGCATGGATTGGCACGCAGTAAAAGCAAGCCTGCGCCGCGCAAACTGAAATCGAAGCAAAGACCTGTGTCTGAAGAAGAAAAAGCAGTATGGAGCCGTTTAGCAAGCGAGATAGGCTGTGTGGCATGCATGAAGGATGGGCATTTCAATACACATGTATCGATTCACCATGTTGACGGTCGAACCAAGTCAGATTGCCATAAGCGGGTTCTCCCATTATGTGGCCCGCATCATCAGCATGACAGTACAGATCCAGCGGGGCGTGTTGGTATTCATCCCTACAAAGCACGTTTTGAAAAGCTATACGGGACGCAGGAAGAACTTATGAAGCTGTGCGCTGAAATACTGGATGGATCAAGATGAGAGCTGCTAAGGTCGATTCAAACCAAAGGGAGATTGTTCAGGCGCTGCGGAGCATGGGAGCTAGCGTTCAACCGCTTCACACTGTAGGCCAAGGCGTACCAGATCTTTTGTGTGCTATCTCCGGGATAAATTTCCTGGTCGAAGTAAAAGACGGGGCAAAACCTCCGAGCGCACAAAAGTTAACGCCAGATCAAATTGACTGGCATTGCCAGTGGCGCGCTCCAGTCTATATCGTGAACAGCATTCATCAAGTTGTAGATTTGGTACAGAAACTCAAAGGAGAGCAATCATGACCGAGCTTAACCTGTCGCACAAAATCAAAGCGCTGTGCCAAGAGCGCAACCTGGCTAGCTGGGAGCGAGACTTCATCGCCGATGCCTACGCTGCCTCTCTCGGCGGCAACAAACCATTCCACCTCTCGCAGAAGCAAGTAGAGAGCGTGACGAGCATCTTTGAACGTGTGTATCAATAAGGAGACAGAAATGAATGATCGTGAATTGTTGGAGCTGGCTG